GCCAGAGAAGCGGAGCGTAAGGAGAAGTTAGGACGATGACTATGGATGAAACCAAATTTTTGTTCGATGTTGTGCAGACATTGATGATTGCAGTGATCGGCATTATGAACTGGCTGAATAATCGCCAGCGCGTAACCAACGAAACCATCAACAAACTGGAAACCGGTATTGACGACCGGCTGGACGATCATTCCGAACGCTTGACGCGGCTGGAGCAGGACGTCAAGAACGCGCCCAAGCATGATGACTTGGCCGAAATTTACCGGGAAATGCGCAAGATGGCGGACACCCTGGGTACGATGAATGCCGCGTTATCGGCACAAACCGCAGCCCTGACCGCACTGAAAGAACAAGTCGGGCGCATGGATTCGTTCTGGCGCGATCATAAATAGAGGAGGCATTATGGACTACAACGAACACATGACCGCCCACCGGCGGTTGACGATTTTAAACCTGTTATCGGCCGGTGCAGCCTATACCCTGCACGAGGTCGACCTGAAAACGGCATTGTCCCAGCACGGCCAAGCGGTCGGAACCGATACGTTGCGTGCCGATCTGCAATGGTTGCACGAACAAGGCTTGGTCGTGGCCAAGCACGAAAATAGCTTTTGGTTTGCGACCTTGACCGCCAAAGGCGACGATGTGCGCCAAGGCTTATCGACTGTGCCGGGTGTCGCCAGGCCGGAGCCGAAGTAATAATGCCGCCACGTCCAGCAATCAGCCAATTACCCGACGCGGTATTGACCGAGCTTAACCAGCGCCTGATTAGCGGCGGCTTTAGCGATTATTCCGGATTATCGGATTGGTTAAAGGCGCAAGGTTTTCAGGTCAGCCGTACCTCGGTTGGTGACTATGGTAAAGACCTGAAAGCCAGCATGGAAAAAACGATCATGCGCGCACGGGAGCGGATGGAGATTGCCAAAGCCATGGGCGGTATGAGCAACGAGGAAAAAGCCGCGTTGCTGGAAGCCAGTGAAATGGTTGCCATCGATCAGATGATGGATGTGCTGGAAAGCATGCAAGGCTGGGAAATGGCCGACAAAGCGACCGTTATCCCGAAGCTGGCCAGGGCCATTGCCGATATTGGCCGTAGTGCCATCGGCTCGGCCAAGTGGCGGAAAGATTTTGAGGTCGAAGCCAAACGGCAAGCCCGCGAGGAAGCGGCTAAACAAGTTGATGAAATGGCAAAAGCAGCGGGCTTTGATGATGAGCAAGCCCGGTTCTGGCGTCAAAAAGTATTGATGGGCGGCGTTTAATGAGCCTGGCCCCGTTAGGCGACACCCAGCGTATTGTTGAATGGGATGAACTGCCTGAAAAGGTGCGTGACATTCCGGACGGCTTTAATCCGATGGATGACGGCGTATTCATGAAGCACCAGGTCGAATGGGTGCGATTGATTCATTCGGTCGATTTAGCGATTGGCGAAAAATGCCGCCGCTCCGGGATTACCCTGGCCACGGCTCTGGATGACACCATCACCGCAGCATCCAGGAAGTCCGCAGGCGGCTCCAATGTGTTTTATATCGGCGATACCCGCGAAAAAGGCCTGGAGTTTATCGGTTACGTTGCCAAGTTTGCTAAGGTGATCGTATCCGCCCAGGGCGAAGGCGTCAGCCAGATCGAGCAGTTTATTTTTGCCGACCAGGACAAGCGCGGCGAAGCAACTCAGGATATTACGGCGTTTCGAGTACGCTTTGCATCCGGGTTCCGGATTGTGGCGCTATCCAGCCGCCCGGAAAACATCCACGGTTTGCAAGGCATCGTCGATATTGACGAAGCCGCCTTGCATAAAGATGTCCGTAAAGTCATTGAGTCCGCCACAGCGCTGCTGATCTGGGGCGGAAAAATACGCATTATCAGCACTCACCGGGGCATTAAAAACCCCTTCAATCAATTAGTCTCGGACGTGCGCAACGGCTTGTACGGCAAATCGGCGGCAGTTTTTAAGATCACTTTTGATGAATGCGTCGCCAATGGATTGTATGAGCGGGTGTGCTTTATGCAAGGAAAGCCGGTCACCGAAGAAGGCAAAAAAGACTGGTATCTGCGTATCCGTAAAGCCTATGGGCCGCGAAAATCAGCGATGCGTGAAGAGCTGGATACGGTGCCGCGCGATGGCGACGGGTCGGCCATACCGGGTTTATGGATCGAGCGGGCTATGAAAGCTGTGCGGCCGGTGCTGAGGCTATCGTTTGATGAAGACTTTAAAAATTGGCCGGTTGAAACCCGCACCCGTGAAATAGACGCCTGGATAAAGCGCGATTTAATGCCCTGTATTACGGCACTGGATAAAACCGAGTCGCATTTTTTCGGCATGGACTTTGCCAGAAAAGGCCATTTGTCTGTCATTGTGCCATTGATTAAAAAAAGTGATTTAAGACGCCAGGTGCCGTTTGTGGTCGAGTTGCATAATTGCCCGATTTTACAACAGCAGCAAATACTATGGAGTTTGATAGCACTACTCCCTAATTTTAGCGGCGGCGCAATGGATGCGACCGGTCCAGGGCAAAACCTGGCGGAGCTGACCTGGGAAAAATGGAATTCTGTTGTGCAGGTGACGCTGTCATTGGCTTGGTATCGCGACAACATGGCGGCATTCGTGCAGACCTTTGAGGACGACATGATGGACATCCCGCGCGATCTTCAGCATGACTCTGACCTGCGGGATCTGGAACGGGTCGATGGCATTATTAAATTGCCGAAAGACACGACAGAAAACGACGAAGGCATTGAACGGCACGGCGACTATGCGATAGCGCTGGCTTTGGGCGATTTTGCGGCACGGACCATTAAGCCCATCGTGGCTGCCTATACACCTATCCACTTTAAATTTCTATAAGCACCATCATGGCTATAGCGACATCAACCAAACTTGATAAAACCTCCGACCAGTTTTTGCTGGACAGTTATTCGGGGCTCGGCGGTTATGCTTCAGGGGCTTACTTGGTGCCCCACGGCCGCGAAGAAGAAGACGATTTTGAGGCGCGCAAAAACCTGGCGGTTTATCGCAATTTCGCCAGAAAGATCGTTGACGTGTACATGGGATTTTTATGGAAACAACCGCCCAATCGCGAAGTCGACGATCTTTACACGCAATTTATGGCGAATGCCGATGGCGCCGGCGGCAAGCTGGATTCGGTATTATCGAGCCATCAACGGCTGGCGATGATATTAGGGACCGTCTATGTGATTGTCGATAAGCCTCAGCAGCAAGGGCAAAGCCGCGCCGACCAAGCCATTCCTTATCTGGCGCTACGCATGAAAAACCAGCTGGTTGCAGAGACCAAGAATGCGGCCGGTGTTTGGCAGTCGGTAACCTTCGTCGAACAGGAAGGCAATGAAAAAGTGTATCGAACCTTTACGACCACCGGCTGGCGGCTCACCAAGGATCAGGAAGGTAGCGAAGTGATTACCCGCACTCTGCCGGATGGCAGCACAAAGGCGGAGCAAGGCGACTATAAAATAGGCAGGGTTCCGGTCGTGCGTTTGCATATCGCCAAGCCGTTAAACCCTACCGACAGTTACAGCCAGTCGTTTTTTTACGATCTGGCGCAACTATGCTGGGAGTTGTACAACATCGGTTCAGAGCTTCGGGAGCAAGAACGGGAGCAAGCATTCTCGATTTTGACTATCCCGGCCGCGGACAAGGAAGAGCGCGAGCGCTTGCAGAACTTGACCATCGGCACCAAAAACGGGCTGACCTACAACCCGACCGGCGGAGGCCAACCCGGCTATATTGCCCCGCTGCCCGATCCGATGGCGCATTGCATGCAGCGTATGGCCGCAATAGTTTTGGATATTTATCGCGTGGCAAATCTGGAGTTTGTCGGCAGCGTGCAGCCGTCCGGTGAAGCGCTGTCGTTCCATTTTATGGAGGCCAACTGTTCGTTGAGCGGCATGGCCGAGATGTGCGAGTCTGCCGAAACCGAGATAGCGCAGCTGGTTAGCTTGTGGCAAGGCGGTAAATTTACCGGCAGTATCAGTTATCCGACCGATTTTAATCTTTCCGATGTGATCAAGGCCATTGGCATTGCGATGGACTCGATTAACTTGGGCATGGGCGCCGAGTTCGATAAAGCCGTTAAAAAGTTGCTGGCCAAGCAGGTTTTAAGAAATGACGTTTCGTCCACGACGATGGCGGCGATTGAGAAAGAAATTGATGCGATGGGGGATACTTACGGCGATAGACTGGCACGGCAGCAGGCGGGAGCATGAATAATGATATTTTGATAGCGTGGTCGATATTTTTTATCCAATGGCTTTTGGCCCACGATATAGCTTTGCAATGGAATGCAATCGGCATGATGGTGTTGTGTGTCATTCTGGATAAACGGGAAAGATTATGAACAAGGTAGTTGATCTGTCGGTTGTATCCGACTCAGCGTTGCATTATTCGCCGATTGACATGCTGCGCGATGCAATCGTCGACATCGAAAACAATAACGGCGCTTATCAAGGCAAAAAAGCCTTTTTCATTATCGTGGACGATCAAGGCGATGGTTATTCGTTTGCCTGGAAAATGTCTGGGATGCGCAAGCACGAAGCGATCGGCGTGTTGGGTGTCGCTAAAACCAGGTTAGCCGCAGATTTGGCTGGATTATGACTGCATATAGCCAAGCGCATCTTGATCGATGCCGAGAGATTGTTGCCAGTCAGGCTCGGCAGTATATGAACGTACGCGAACAAATCAATTGCGGAGGTTGCGGCAAGTCAACCGTGATATGGTCGCAATTTCGTTGTTTCCATTGTGGCATCTACTATTGTAGTGGTTGTGCTAAAGATCATTTCGG